CCGCTGCGCCGACTGGGCCGCCCCCTGCACCCAGGGAAAAGACGAAGACTCATGACTCGAATGTGCGGGGTTGCTCTGTTCGGGGTTGCGCTTCTACTGGCCGCAACAACCACGCCACACTTTGGCCTAGTCGCAGGCGTAACATGGCTCTCGTTAACCCTTACCGGATAACCAACGAGGCCAGTGCCAAAACGTAAACACGTCTGCAAGCCGCCCGACGGATACGAATGCATCGACGGGTCGCTGTATGACGACAGCGTGCGGACAGCCCGACCGCTGTGCCCGTGCGGCTGCCACTTGCCGCCCGGAACTACCAAAAGGAAACCATGAAAGATACCCGTTACATCCAACACCTCGAAAAGCCGCTGCGGCCCCCTCCGGGCAAGTCCCGCGACCTACGGTCAGACCAAAAGCCAGCCGACTGGATTCGGCAGATTCTTAAAGAAGCTCGCAGCCAGTGCGACGCCCAAGCCCCGACCAAAAAGGCAGACAAGCCATGAGCAGCATGGATGAAATAAACGTTCTTAACGTCGTCGCCTGCCACTCCAACATCTCGACCTCACGCATTTTAGGGAAGGAACGGACACGGACAGTCGTACGTGCGCGGACCCTGGCCGCCCTGTGTTTTCGACACTTGGGTTACAGCTATCCAGAGATCGGGAACGCGCTTCGCCGACACCACACGACCGTCCGGCATCTGATCACGAAGGCCGACGAAGACGCACACGGGTACGCAGAGAGGTGCCTCAAAACCATTAAGGAAACAAGCTATCTGTTGCGGTACCTGCCGCCGACGCCTTTCAACACTTCCTTGACATGGGTTGTCACCGACCCCCGCACCGACCAAGAGGTCATGTTGCCGCGTGGTTCGTCTGACTTCCTGTCCGCCGTGTTGCTTTCGGAGGCTGCGGACGAGTGACCAACGAGTGGATGCAGGACGCAGCATGCCGCGACTATGACACCGACCTGTTCTTTCCGGTCAAAGGAGTTGCCGCTGGGAGAGCATTAAGGCGGGTAGAGGCTGCCAAAGCGATTTGCCGTCGCTGCCCGGTCATTAACGACTGCCGCGAATACATCTTCGACCGCCCGAGATACGACGACGATTGGGGGATATATGCGGGGATGACGCCTGAAGAGCGGCACGCCGCTGATTTTAAAATTCGTAACGAGCGCCAGCGAGAGCGCCGCCGACAACTTCGGTACAACAACAAGTAACACAGTGTGATACACTGTTTGAGGAGGTTTACATCATGTTTATTTACACGTCCCGCCATGACGAACTGTTCTTCGTGACCGTTACGGCCGAAGACAGCGACGGGAAGGAGGCCACAACGATCACCCTGAGGCTTACGCGCGACGACGCAAATACCTTGTGCCGTCAGCTAGAGCACGACTTGACCGATTGGGACATTGAACAGGACCCCCACGAGAAGGCAACGCTTATGGCGGAATACCATGAGGAACGCGCCGAGATCGAACGGGACTTGGCGTTTGCCGACGAGCCTTTCTAATGCTGGCTCTACTAGCCGCTGCGGGCGGCGTTATCGTTGGGTTCGGTGTTGCCCGGTCCCTGTTCTATGAGCGATGGTTGCGAGACCGTCGCGACCTAGCAGCGATCGCACGTCGCCAACAGATGCACAAACGGTACACACAAGGGGGGAGCGTAAATGCTCGACGCTCAAACAAAGTGGCACGACTTCAAGATTAAACAACGCGCCGCTGAAGGCCCTAAACCGACAGCGTTTGGCACGCCTTTTAGAATTAGCGACGCTGGGGCTTGCATCCGTAAGCGCACTTTTAGCGCATTCGGTGCAGTGGAGTCCGAGGAGTTTTCGCCTCAGACCTACATGGCTTTCACAATAGGTACCTCGGTTCACGAGGACATCCAGGCTGCGCTGGCTGAAGGCGGCGACGACTGGGAGTTCGCAGCAGAGGTCCCGATTGATTTGACCGAGGCCACAAGGGTGGTAAGCCCCGTAAAGGAGTCGTTCGGCCTTAGTGGGCATTGCGACGGGATTATTACCGATCAACACGGCACCCGCACAGTCGCTGAATTCAAAACGGTGAGCGGGTTCGCTGCCAAACTTGCTTGGTCTGCTGGCCCCAAACGTGAGCATTGGGCACAAGCTGCGCTGTATGCGGTCGGTGTTGACGCCGATTTTGTGACCATCGTTTACGTGTCGAAGGAGGCTGACTGGCGGGCCGGTATTAAAGCCGGGGAAATGAGACAGTGGGAGCGGGGGCTGTACGAGGTCGACGAAGACACAGGGCTGTCGCTGTATGACTTGGCCCTGGAGGAACTGCGTCACTTTCAGCACGCTGCCCGCTACTTTCATCGCAGGCAGATCGCTCCTGCGTTTGTGCCTGATGACAACGGCGAATTGCGTTTAATCCACGAACGGCCCGAGTACATGGCGAAACAGGGCGAATGGCGTTGCCGCTACTGCAACTACAACACGACATGCCGGAGCTTGCCTGAGGACGAGGTGCCGGTCGAAATGATCGAGCGGGTGCAGCCCGCAAACAACAAGGAGGTCTGATGACCACAGAACTGCAAGCCCTAGCTAAACCCGTACCCGACAACTGGGTACATCAGAAGCCCGGCAAGTTTGCCGCTGACTACATCAAGCACGGCGACGCAGTGCAGATCGCACTGTCGAAGCTGGCCGTACCACCCTCGCAAGAGATCACACAGCTCATCAGAAACGCAGATGGGCATGTTGGCGGCGTGGTGCTCCGTATGGTGCTCCAGATCGACGGCAACACCGTCGTCATTGACGAGGTGGGCGAATCCGAAAGGCCCGGATCAGTCGATGCCGTCAAGTCAGCCGTGTCAGATGCATACAAGCGATGCCTCATGCGCACTGGCGTGGCGCTCTCGCTTTATTGCGACAACTATGTGCTAGATCAGCTACTCGCAAAGAAGAACCCAAACAATGAAGGGAATGACAATGCTGAATGACGGACAGATCCAGAACATTGAGGGCAACCTCGGGCGTGACTGGGAATCGAAGACGGTGGCCGTGCAGGGTGTCGAGAAGACGCTGTGGGAGTCGGCTGTTGCCTTGTCGAACGGCAAGGATGAGCCTGCGACGTGGGTAAGCCTGACTGTGTGGCCGAACCGCAACGACAACTCCGACGCTGAGGGTCAGGCCATCGCCAAGGCCACTGGTAAGGGGTCGAAGGTGATGGTGCGTGGCAAGGTTAAGGCCGGTTCGTATGTGAACAAGCAGGGCCAGACGGTGCAGACGTGGGAGATGGGGGTGTACCGGTTGGGTCAGCAGATCCTGCCGCCCCGTGACAACACTGCGGCTGTTGCCGATGCGTTCCCTGGTGCGACCATGCAGAAGTCCCAGTACACCGAAGAGATGATGGAGCCGTTCTAATAATGCAAACACCACACAACACTGCCGAGAGAAGGCGTGAACTCATCCCCGACATGGTCACGACCAAAGAACTTGCCGAACTGATCGGCGTGCCGGTCACGACTCTCAACAACTGGCGCTGCATCGGACGTGGACCTCGCAGTTTCCGCCTCGGGCGCTCTGTAAAGTATGTCGTCACTGACGTTGCAGCTTGGATTGAGTCCCGGCAGCAAGCCGACAAGCGTTTCCAACCCAGTGCAGCCGACACGGAGTCGTCCTAATGATGCAGTTAGCTCCCGACGCTTACAAACTGGCCCGCTCCACTGACCCAGAAACGTCAAAGGCTGCGGCTCAGTCTATTTCGCTAAGACTGAAAGACAGTCACCGTTGGATTCTCAACTGGCTCACGGCTCACGGCCCAGCGACCGATGACGAGATGGCACTCGCAGCAGTAGACGCTGGTCTAGTGTCCCGCACCGAGTCGGCACGAAGGCAGGTCCGAACCCTGCGCGAAAAACACGAACTTATTGTTTCGGCAGTCGATGAACGCACAGGAATCCAGCGTACGTTCGTCAACGCTTCCGGCAGGCAAGCTCTGGCGTGGGTGGCAAAAGACGCAAACGGCCACTTCCAACCTGAAATGTTTGCGGGGTACGCCTAATGAGTAACGACACCGCAGTCACGCTACGTCTACCCCAAGACGTGCTTGACCGTTTGACCGAGCTTGCAGAGGAAGACGGAGTGAGTCGTTCGTTGTTGATACGCCGGTTCTTGCTGACCAGCATTTACCAAAGGCTCATACTCGACGAAGAACTGCCAAGTGGCGGTTGACCACCCGTTTGCCATCGTCCCGCTAGGGATGCTCGGCACTGTCTCGGCTAGTGCAGTGTGCGTTTACGCTGTGCTGTCTGAGGCTGCGAACCAGCACCAGACTTCGTGGCCCAGCAAAGCAACGATCGGTGATCGTACTGGGCTGTCGGCTCGGACGGTGCAGCGGTGCATTGCGGAGTTGCGTGACGCAGAATGGATTCGTGTCTCGGAACGCAATCGCAACAACGGTTCGCAAACTTCAAACACGTATGCTGTCATGCGTGTTAGGGGAGACACTGGTGTCCTGCCCCCCCAGGACATTGGTGTCTCCCCCCCCGAGACAGCCATGTCTCCCCCAGAACCAGACCCAGAAGAACCAGACCCAATAGGTTCTGAACTTTTATTTTCTATCGTCCATCCGCAAGCGGATGAACAACCTAACGAAAAACACTTCGACATCTGGTGGGCTGAATACCCACGCAAGGTGCGGAAGCCTGAAGCCAGGAGGGCTTATGCCAAAGCGATTAAGAAAGTCAGCCATGACCGCTTGTTGGAAGCAATGCGGGATTACCGAGACCTTGACCATCGAGTGGCAGAAGGGTACATCCTTCATGCGTCGACCTGGCTTAACCAAGAATGCTGGGACGACGAAATCGTTGAATCCCGCCAGAACGACGAGGAGCGCCAATGGGAGCTTCTAAGACAACAAATGGGCGCAGGCACCGGCGATGGCTCCTAAGCGCAACAGCGGCCCTCCTGACGTTTCTGACGGCGTGTGCGGCGGACGACCCGTTACCGTCTACGAACTCAACCTTTCAGAGCTACGAGCCTACGCCCGACAGATCGGAGGTCCAGATAGCTACGACCGTGCCGCCCTCATCGACCACTGCGTCGCCTACCACGGGTTCTGGCGCGCCCGACGAACCCAAAGTTGAACAAGACCCGGTTCCTCCCACGACCACAATCCCTCCGGCGCTAACCGCAACATACAAATGGGGCGAACGGTCTGACACGGTTCGCTGGCTCCAACGCACCTTGCGCGTCGAGGCCGACGGCGTGTACGGCCCAATAACACAAATGGCTCACGCCGCTGCGCTTGAAACCGCCGGGCTACAAACCTACGACGTCCCCACCCGGCCAGCCGCAGTCCGGTCAGCACCGTCCCGCACGTTTGCCGACGCACCAGCCCCGATCCTTGCCGCAATCCACAACTTGTGGCCCGAACACGAATGGGCCAGAGCGCAATCGGTTGCATGGTGCGAGTCGAACTACCGCCTTGACGCAGCTAACCCAACCTCGTCTGCCCGAGGCGTGTTCCAGTTGCTCGCCCCGTGGACCCGTGACCCCGGCTCAGGCCGTCAGGTATGGGGATGGCATTACGCTGACAACGGAGAGAAGCTATCGGCTGCTGCCGGGCTTGGGATTGCCGAGAACGACGCCCGTTACGGCCTCGGCAATATCAGCGTTGCTTACGAGATTTGGCGACGTTCTGGCTGGGGCCCGTGGGCTGCATCGCAAACCTGCTGGGCAGAATAAATGCCCCGTAGACGCACAACGACCGCCCCGTAATTCATTGCCTCCAAGCTAGCAATGAACATTAACCGGGACGGTCTCGGGACGGCCGCTGAGCTACTATGTCTAAGCAACGATCACTATAGCGCTTGTTAGCCACGCCCACAACAGTAACCCTTGCTGCAACACGTATTTCCACGACGGCAGCCGCAACGAAGGCAGCCGCTATTGTCTGATGCGGAGATGCCGGGCGAAGGTTCCCAGCCGTTACAGAAACAGTTTTCGCAGAAGGTCATACCGAAGCCGACTTTAGCTCACAACCGAAATGGACAATAATGAAACGGCACGAAGCAGCCGACCTCGCAGCCCACGCAAAAACCCTGTGGGGCGCAACGATGAAAGTCACCGCCACGACAACAGACGAATGGGCACAACACTCAGGCGACCTACCCCCTGCCCTCATACGCAACGCACTTGACCTTTACGCCGCTGAAGGACGCGAGTTTCCACCGCCACTTGCAACCCTCATGGCACGAGCACGAGGACTACGCCCCCAACGCTCATGGGACAGCGGCAGCAACAAAATGCAATGCCCCGAATGCTCAGGCCCCACACCAATCAACCACGACACCGGCACCCAACAAGCGCACTTTGCGTACTGCCCCACCTACGGCACAGGGCCAATGAAACTAACGAAACCAGCCGCTGACCCCAAATGGTATGTTGTGTGAATGAATTTCGACGGCGACGAAGACTTCGCGGGTCTTCTTGTAATCGGGTGGGACAGGTACGAAAACGAAGCAATCGCCGCGACCACAGTCGACCCCTGGCTGGACCTAACTATTGATCAAGAACGAGCTGTTTGGCAACTTGTTGCAAACATTGCGCTAGAAAACTGCGCTCGTTGCGCCGTCCCAGACACTCTTGACGGAATGTTCCCAGAGTAAAACCCCCCCGGAGGCAAGCTCAACAGGGGGGTTTATATTGCGGGTGTTTCAACACGCAAACAAGGACGCGTCCAAGGATCTCCCCTGGCACCATGCCCGCAACAACGACTATAGCAGTTTATTTCCGGGATTGTTTCTTCATGGCAGCCCACAAATGATTCATAGAATTGCTCTCGTACACGCCAGTCATGCGGCCCTTAGCAATCACTTCACGCCAATGATCTGGCGAGTTCACGGCGGCTGAACCCACGCCTGCCACGTGGACAATCCACTCGTCATTGTCGGGGTCGTGAGTCATAAACATTTCTTCGCCTCCTGGCGATGGTTGGGGGCCATCAATCCAGCCCTGACTTGTGAGTGCCTGGACATGCCACCACTCTTTCGGCCACACCGTCTGCCTTAGCCCCCATTTTTCCATAAACGGCCTGACAGCTTTATCGGCCATAGCCCGGGTTACGTTCCACGGACGTCTTAAATCTACGGCGTGCGAATACCCATCAGCTTGAACCTGGTGCCATGACCCACGCGGTTTCCACTTATACGGGAAATTGCGACCAGTTCTTAAAATCCGGTCAGGGTTCGCTGCCAAGTTAAAGCCACGCTTGCCAGCTTTGTACCCGTCATACAGATACTTCTGCTTTGAATACAACCGAGTTGCGGGATACGTTCCGTAACGCTTCAACTTGGGTTCCGACAGCAAACCGCGTATCCGGAACTCAAGAATCGGGTGTGTCCCGCGAAGGTTTTCGTCAAGCGACATTAGTCGTTTAGGTCAGCTTCAGTAGCTGGGTCAAGATTTACGACACTTGGGTTTGGCCCGCCAATCGGCCCTTTAACCGCTGCATAGCTTTTCACAATAGAAAGCACACCAGCGGCCACAGACGCCTGCACGGCGTCAAGAAGGTCAATGTCAAGAATCCCAGCACCGTCAGTACCTACAAGAGCTACAAACGTCTGGCACAAAGTCGACAATGCCCGCTCAACAGAATCTTTAAACACAGTCGATGAGAACATGCAGCTTACTTTAGCAGTCAGTCTCTACCCAAGAAAACACCAACGAGATGGGCAGCCAGACTGCCGCCCGCAATCCACAACCCCCACTCCAACGTGCGGCCCGACATCGTAATCAACACTAACGCAACGCCCCCGACCGTCCACGCCAACGCAGACGACTCCAACAGCACCGCTTTAACAAACCGTTTAATCATTTCTACCCCTAGAACTACGGCGAGATGGCCCTCCAGAAGTAGGTGCTCCTCCCGGGCCAGCAGTAGGTGCTGGGGGAGCAGGCGGTTTCGGTCGCGCGGCTGCCGCCATCGCTACACCGGCAGACTGTACAGCAATAATCGCACGACGGTCTTCGACATCGACCCGGCTACCGGCAGGCACATACTCTTCGGTCGCGCCAGCAAACACGTCGACTTCTTCCTCAAACGCTTCTTTGACCTCGTCTTCCTGGTCGTTCAGGGCAACAGAGATAGCGCCGACCTGCTCGTCGGTCAGCGTGTCGAACGCCTCATCCTGCACGACTTCTTCGATGTCTTCGACCGTGACCTCTTCTTCGGTCAACACCTCAAAGACTTCTTCAGCTAGTTCCTCGTCGGCAATCTGCTCAACTAGTTCAACGGCTTGTTCAATTTCAGGCGGGGACGAGGGAGGCGGCAGGAGGAGGGTCGTCGTCGTCGTCGTCGCCGGAGGAATCGTGGTTGGGGCCACGGTAGTTGAAGTTGTAGTCGTAGTAGGTGCCTGGGTCGTTGACGTTGTAGGCGGGGCCGTTGTGGTGGGAGGCGGCAGGGTTGTTGTCGTACTCGTAGTAGTGGATGTTGACGGTGAGGGCGGGACCGTCGTCGGGGGCAACGACGTAGTAGTCGTGGTGGGAGGCACCGTCGTAGTCGGCGGCACCGTTGTGGTGGGAGGCGCCGTTGTTGTCGGCGGCACCGTCGTCGTAGTGGTCGTGGTCGTGGGCGGCACCGTCGTCGTAGGCGGCACCGTCGTTGTCGTTGTCGTTGTCGTCGTTGGAGGCAACGAAGTCGTAGTGGTAGACGTAGTGGTTGGGGCTGCCGTTGTAGTAGTTGGGGGCAACGTTGTAGTCGTCGTGGTCGTCGTCGTAGTGGTAGATGGGACTGCCTCCGTCGTCGTGGTTACCGGAACCGTCGTCGTAGTCGTTGTTGTGGGAGCAACCGTAGTCGTTGTTGAAGTCGTCGTCGTAGTAGTCGATGTGGTCGTTGTTGAAGAGGTCGTTGTGGTGGTCGGAGGCGGGGGGCTGTACCCGTCCGTAGACCAGGTAACGGTTGCTGAGCCTTCTGGAACATCTCTTCCAGATTGTTCTTGGTACGTTCTGAATCGCAATACATAGTCACCAGCGGGCGGCGTCAGATGCAGTTTTGACCCGTAACAGTTGTTTTGTGGATTGTGGTTGCCGTCGTCATCGTCGGCGACCATATTGCCAGACGCATCAAACAAGCGTAGCCACGGGTCAATCGTTGTGCTGAAATCCAAAGGGCACGCCACGTTTGAGTCAAACGTGACATGCAACAATGTTTCGCCGTCAAGAGTTAAAGGGTGGTCGTAATAGGTCTGATTGGGTCCGAGAGCGACGCTTGTTAAAGCCTGCGCTGCTGGCGCAAACCACGCTGTAATATAAAAAAACACCAACAGTGCTCTGCTGGTCCGCCGCCACGCCCGCACAGGAGGACACTACCAGATGAGCAAAGCCAAACAGAAAGGCACTACGGGCGAGAACGAAATCCTTGAACTGCTACAGCAAGCAGGGTTTCTTGACGCTCACCGCACCGAAGCATCCCGAGAATCGCACGACATTCATTGCAAACCGTTTATTGTCGAAGTCAAGTTTCGCAAAACCTGGGCGCTGTTCGACTGGATACCTAAACTTCGCAAAGTCGCAGGCAATAAACCTTGGGTGCTGTTCGCAATCCACGGCGACCGCCGCACCGACAAAGGCCGACACGTCGGACGCGTAGCCGTCCTAGACGCAGACTTCGCAGCCGAACTCATGCACCTATGGTGTGCTACCGTTAAACCTCGTGGACGCGTCAACCGGGATACTGTCGATCCTGACTATCCTGCTGCTGCCGTGGATGGCCTGGGTCAGCAAAATTCTGATTAGTATCCAGGTGCGTCTGGCCCGTGGCGAAGAAAACTTTGACCGCGTTCGTGACACGCTAACCGACCACGAAGCCAGACTTCGAGCGTTAGAAGCGCGTTAAACATATTCGGGGCGAGCCGTTGTTTCGGCCAGCCGCTTCTTAACCCAAGCACCGCAAGCCATGCATTGGAACCTGCGATACGTCATCGTCTTTGTAGCGCGCAAACCGTTTGATTTCAGCGGCCCCCCGCCGCACTGCGGGCACGCATCGGGCCTGTTTATTGCCAACGACATCGACGGGTGGTTCTGAATCCAAGGAAGCAGCTTGTCGTACAACTCCTCTGTAAGCCGAACGTCTTGGATGTTGTACTTCTTCATCAACGCCCAAGCCTTGTCGTCCCCCATCATGCAATCACGCCACAAATCAAACCCTGTGTGCGGAGTCTTCTTGCCAATCCCCAACGCCTCCGAGACGTGCGTCAGTTTGTTCGACGGAAACCGAAACTGGCTACGCACGGTTTTAAGCAAGTCAATGTCAACGTGCGGAGCAGCAGGCGCCATATCAGCCAACAAAAACTCCCGCTGAAGATGCTTTACGTCAAACGCTTTGCCGTTGTAATGGATCAGGCTGTCAGCAGCAGACAGCAGTTCGTGCGCTGCATAGACCATTTCGTCGTGGCCGTCGTGATGATCCGAGTAGAACATCACCTTCTTAGAACCGTGCCACTTCGCAGCAAAGCAAATTACCGAACCAGTCTTCTCAATCTGGTTCAGGCCGACGTTTTGATTCCACAGCCCCCAGATGTATCCAAGATTCGGACTCGTTTCAATGTCAATTACGAGCTTTTTCATATCCACAACCCTTTGCCGTGTTGTGTATAACTCTATGGCACGGTGAGAATGCGAAGCGTCATGGTGCCTTCCCACCAGTCGCCATCAGCCGACAACTGCTCCGCAGACATCGACATTTGATCTACTACAACTGAGTCAGAACGCGACCCTTCCCGGTACGTCACGACCTGCTTGTTAACCATCAACGCACGCAACGCGTCGTACTCGCCCTGCGGGTCCTGCTGCGCCGCAGCACCCATCCCCCGAGACGTCGCTACACGCTTACGCATCACAACCGGCAACACGATCTCGTCAATACGGGTCGGGGCCGGGAACGCCAACAACTGCCACGACTCCAAGTTCGGGCCAGCAGTCGCCGTAGTGCCGTCACGCTCCAACGTAAATTTAACGGTGTACTTGTCCGACAAGCTGTACTCAACCACTTGCGACGTACGATCAGTCAACGTCAACACGGCAAGATCGTTGCCGGTGTCAGGCGTAAACGTCACCTTGACCGTGCCAGACACAGGCGCTGCCAACCCGTTGTAGAACAAGTCGGCGTCGTTGTACGTCTCGCCCGACTCGTTGTACTCAGTCGTCCCGGCCACAGCCAAAGTAGGCGACGCACGCATCTCGACCTGCCGCAACGACTTCCCAAACTGGCTGTTCCAACGCACATCGCCGATCGTCAACGTCCCCGACGCGACCTTGTTGCCTGACGCAGCCTCCCCCTGCACGCCGTTTGCAGCATCCACGAAAAACGTTTTGCCGTTATCACGAGCAACCCACGTCACGTTGCCTGCCGACCCGCCCGTTGACACAACATCAGACGCCCACGCTGGCACCAGCGTCTCAGTAAACACCGACAAATCAGCCCGGTACACCTGGCCGCTGCCAGTGCCAAACCAAACAAACCGCTCGTCAGTTGCCAACGAGTACGCCGCCCCGCCATTGTCTACAACAGGCCCGTAAGTAATGCTTCCGTCTTGATTCATTGCAGCAAGACGCAAACCCTTGCTAGTCGCTATCGCCAACAAGCCGCCATAAGAAGTCATGGCGTTAACCGTTTCGCCCCGAGGCAAGTCAGCTACCTGCTGCGGGCTAGTTAAAGCGCCGTTAGTGCCAGCAGCCAAAAAGAAAATCGACCCGGTGCCGCTAATGTTCGCTGCGGCATACACCCCTACAGCGCCGACACACGCGTCTTCCCAAACTCCGCTGTGCGTCAAAGCAAACGACGCAGACCCAAGAGTTGACCCGTCTGCTGCCACTTCGCTCAACGTGTCGCCATCCAGCGACAACAACCTGCCCCCAACAAACGCAACCTTGTCAGGGTTTTTAGACCCAAGGTTTGTTGGAGCAGTTCCTGAATTAATATTGGTCTTTGACAACGGCTCCGCAGAACCATACGCAACAAAAATCGAAGTGCCGTCACTTGTAAAATCAGTAATCGTGCGGCTACCGCTAATGCCTGTTACCGGAGACCACGATGGCGACGCGTTCGCAAAGGTGGTTGCGTAATACAGGTCGGTGCCCGAAGCAACGTACATATACGCAGTGCCGGAACTTTCAAACACCTTCATAATTACGTCGTTGCCAGTGTTGCCCTTGTCCTCACAAACAGGCAGCAGCGACACCTGACCCTTTGTCCACGGGTCAATACCCGAAGACGTGTTAAACCTGCGGCGGTCCGAATCGTCGTTATCGAAATACTCCTGACCAGCCCCCCGCGACCAATCAGTCTGCGACCGCACCCAAAACTGCGTGTTAAGCCGCTGCTCGCCCGCCTCGTTTGACGTGTCCCGCTGCTCGCGCAACGTCGGCACAGTCGTCCGGCTGTACCCTTCCGTCTCAATTAAATACGACCGGCCATCAATCGTAACAGGCAGTCGCTCCGCAGCGTGCGCCATCGCTAAATCCCTCGGTAAATCGAAGTCTGCGTTCTGCCGCCTGAACGGGTCCACGTTGCCGGATACTGGCTGTACAAACGAGTTGCTTCAGCGTTAATCCGGTCCATCCTCAACGCCCGCAGATCGCGCATTGACGCCGACACGGCACCAGGCGGCACCTCTTGAGCAGATCGCGACGACCCCTGTTCATCCAAGAACTCGCGTCGAACCGGGCGAGACGACATCAACCGCAACGCTGCACCCAACGCAGGCAAATCATACGCCTCGGCATGCAACCCAGTTGTTGACAACGCAGTGCTTGAGCTTGCCAACGCCGTAAACCCGCACTTGTACAAGACACGAACCTTTTCTCCAGGCCAAGCATCCGAATGCAGAATCAGCGCGTAGCCTGACGCAAACGACGACGTGTTGCGGTTGCGTCGGAACGCATAGTCAGTAATCGCAGGCTCTGACGCCTCAGATCCAGGGTCCGAGTAGGTCACTTGGTAGATGGACAAGATGTCGTCGGTGACGCCGGTCAGGTCGTAACCGTCTTGGGCAGTGTCAAACGTGACCTCAACCGTTTTGATCTGGAACAAGCTGTGTTGCGGCGACGACAAGTCGCGCAGCTCGTGGTTGATCGCGTCGAGAATCTGGTAAGCAGGAAACTTCGGGTTAACTGTTACAAGGTCGCCTGAAGAATGCGACGCAGCCTCAGACCCTTTGTAGCCCCGCTTAACCGTCGCCAACCCAGCGTCCGACACAGCAAACACGTACATCAGCTCAGTGCCAACCTCAATCGTCGCCCCAGCGACAACACCAGGTACAACCGCCGTCGGCAACGCAAAACTAACCGACGTAGCCGACGTGTCTAGCGCCCCGGAAAGGGTTGCCTGCTCCTCCACATAATCGGTAAGAAGCAAGTCACGCGTCTCGTCAATCCAAGTCTGAGCAGTCATTATTCACCCAACGCATCCCGCACAAGTCCCATGCCACGCCTACGACTGGTAGCAGTCGCAAACGTCTTGCCAGAGTTTATCTCATGCTTTTCTTCCGCTTTGGCCTCCAACCGTGCGGAACCATTAATGGACGGCGGTTGTACTCCGTCCTGACGCAAACGCTTATATGCGTCCATATCGACATTCTTATTTTTCTCGGCCTGTTTCGTCGCTTCAAAATCAATAACATTGTTGCGCGACGGGACAGCAGACGGCGACACATACGGCATCCCCAACATTTTGCCCATCACCGCGCCACACTCCATGCAATAAATATCCGGTTCGTCTTTGAACCCGTGCAACGCTTCCTCGATCGCCCCGCAAACTTTGCAACGGTAGTCGTACCTTGGCATTAACGAACCTCCACAGAATATCCAGCGCCTACCAGCGCATCTAATTCTTCTGATGTTAGATCAGTGGGGGACTCGTGCCCACCCAACAACTCCCGACTAACCAACGCTGGATTAATCGGCTGACGGGTCGTGACCGCCCCACTCGTCAAAATAAACACGTTACGGCCCCGCGCCCCAGGTGTACGGAACCGTGCCAAACGGCGCGCTGGGTCGTTCGTGAAATACGGAACTACGTCTAGCTGCGGCACAATGTTTTCGGTCGTCGGCACATACCGCATCGCAAGGTCTATCGACGGCACTGTAGCAACCCCGTCAATCTGCGAAGGCGTAACCGTTATGCCCGCACCTTCGCCAACCGTTGCCTCAGGAGCTGTTGCAGCAGCCGCTACAGCCGAAGGCGTAACTGTAACGCCAGTTCCTTGCGTAACTGTCGGGTCTGGGATTGTTCCAGCAACTGCAACAGTAGAAAGACTGACTGTAACGCCAGCGCCTTGAGTGACGGTAACCGACGGCACCGCGGCAGTGCCAGTAATTGTGCTGGCCGCAACATTTGCATCTGCGGTTACAGTCACCGCAGGGGTCGTTGCCGCTGTCGCAATAACCGCAGGTGTAACGGTAACACCGGCACCTTGAGTAACTGTTACCCCTGGAACCGTCGAAGTCCCAGCTACTGTCGAAACAGCGACGGTAACATTAACGCCGCCGTCGTACCTAAGCAGGTCTTGGCGGTAGTCGTTAGATGACCGGTACGCGGTCATGAGGCTACGCCGCCTCTAGCGCAGCGACCCGTTGCCGCAGAAACTGACATTCCGCAATTAGAATTGGAACAATCTTAGAGTAGTCAAGCGCCGCCGCCACGTACTGCTCTTCGCTGTCAGCAGTGGCTGGCTCAACCGCCGGAGCGTTCACAATCGACTCAGGCAACACGTCAATAGCTTCTTGAGCAAACAAGCCGATCTGACCGGTGACATCGCCTTCTTTCCAGTCAAACTCGTGAACCTGCAACCCATCAATAATCGATCCGATGCGCGAAGCAGCAGCAATGCCCCGATCGGTTTTAAGGGTCGAATCAGACGTTGTACTGAAATTCACCGACGCCGAGCCAGTACCGCGCACCGACCCGATTGTCGTGTTGTTGCCCTTCCGAAACAGAATCCAGTAGTCGTTCGTACCAGGGTCCGTGCTGTCAGTGCCGATCTGCATAATGCCGCACGTCACAGCGTTAGAAGAAACATCCTGATCACGCTCAAACCGAAACGCCCGCTGGTCGGTACTAACAACTTCAATCTGGCTGTTCGGGGAAGCATCACCGATGCCGACGCTGCCCGACGAAGTAACCGTTACGCGATCCGCAGCAGACCCGCCAGTGCCTGTCCCGAAACGCAACTGCACCCCGCCACTCGTGCCGTCACCATCCGCATGGATGTACGCACCCACCCCAGCATTGTCAGTGTCGCTAGTGTAAAACTCAACCGACGCCGCAAGTTCATCGTCCGCCAAGCCAGTATCGGTGCCTGTAAACCGCAATACAGGAGCGCCGCTTTTAATGTCAAGGTCAGTAGCAGGCGACGTAGTGCCGATACCAACGCGATCATTCGTCGCATCCACATGCAACGTGTCTGTATCAACCGTTAGACCGCTAAGCGTTGGAGCAGTCGCCCAACCAGACGTACCTGAACCAGTGCCAGCCAGCACCGAATTGGCTACAGCGTTTGAATCGCCAGTACCAACTTTCGTTTCCAACGCGATAATCGCACCAGAATGATTCGTATGAACGGCATCATGCTCAAACCCAGAGTCGTCCATCTCCGTCGAAGCAGACGGCGACGGTTGCTGTGAGCTTGTGTCCAGCGACCCTGGGTAATTTGTAGCCATTACTCTTCCTCAACAGCCTGCGGCTGCGACAACTTCGCAATCTGCACCGTTTGTACAGCAATTTCAAAGTGTAGAGGGAACCGTTCACGGATTACTTGCACTACCTCCTCCGCAGTAACCTCCATTAACCCTCCAGAGCTTCAAGTCTTACTGTTAATTCCTGGATAGCCTTTACCATCGGGGCAATAAACTCTGTGTACGCCAAACTTTGACGTTCCATACCGTCTTCGTCTACATCAGACTGCCACATTGCGTGTGCATCAGCGTCAGAACCAAGAACTGTCGCAATCTCTTGCGCGACAAACCCGTACCGCACATCGCTTGACGTTTCAGAATCTCCACGCTTGTTGAATTTGTAACTAACGGCACGCAACGACTTCACAAAATCAAGACCACGAGCCAGATCCGCAACGTCAGTCTTATCTCGTTCATCAGACGTGTTCAACGCATTATCAGCGAACACGGTCGTCCAACGCCTACCGCTAGTACCAAGAGTCATGGCACTATCCGCAAACGGTTTATGCGCTGAGTTATCCGTCGACACACGCGCCCCGTCGCCCGCCACAATAATTACAGCACCAGAATCTCCGTAAATGCCCTCGTCAGCGTCATTAAACTGAATAGCCGGGGCTGACGCTGAACCGCTAGGCGCAACAATCGCGCCCGAGGCAGTCAGCCCAGTCAAAGTACCAACCGACGTAACGTTCGCCTGAGCAGCAGTCGTCAGCGTCCCAGCCAGGTTCGTGGCAGTAACCGTCGTAAACGTCGGAGACGCAATCAACTGATCGTTGCCGACAGCGTTGTCAGCAATCTTTGCCTCAGTAACCTGATTGTCCCCAATGTGCTCAGTGTCGATTGCCCCAGCAGCAATATGCTCCGAGTCGACAGCGTCGTCTTCGATTTTGGCTCCGGTTACCGCATCAGCAGCAAGCTCCGTCGTGTCGACAGCGCCAGCAGCGATCTTCGCCTGCGTCACGTTGTCATCAACAATCGACGCAGTAACAACAGCGCTTGAAGCCAACTGGTCGGCCCCCACGGCGTCGTCAGCAATCTTGGCCTGCGTCACCGCATCATCAGCGATCATCGCAGTAGCCACCGTCGCCCACGCCGACGTGCCCGAACCAGTACCCGTCAAAACAGAGTTAGCAGCCGGAGTCGAAGCCCCAGTACCAACCTTGTCCTCAATGGCGTTAATTGCCAAACCAGTATTTTGATGCAACGAATGATGGGCAGGCCCGCCAGTCGTAGACGACAACGCCTCGTCAGCAGACGGGTGCGTATCATCACCAACCGTCGCAGCAGTATCAACGGAACCAGGAAAGTTAGTAGCCACGAATCAACCTCACGGGGTCAAATCAAGAGTAAAGATGCCTGACGCGTTAAACGTCAACACAAAGTCACCGGCCGACGACGTCTTGTCTGCACCAAAGTCGATGTAACAAATCAGCGGGTCGTTCGTCAACGAATCGTCGTATATCACCGCTGCACGAGCCGTAATTGAAGAAGAACTCCAAGTCAAGTCAGCAGCATCAAACGTAATAGTGCCGCCCGACTGGGTAAGAGCCACCGACGTCAACGACTTGCCGCCAGCGCTATAGCCGGTGCCAGACACCTCGTTAGTAACATCCGACTTAAAATCGTGCGTTCCAAAGTTTGGGGTGTACGACGAAGTAACCAGCATGGCCTTAAACCGGTCAGCGGTCGTGTCGTCCAAATCAAGAGCAAGATCGTTCTTTAGCGCGTTAAGCAACGTAATGCCGTAAAGACCACTAGCCATTACTTCTTCCTTTTCTTGCTAGCAGCTTTCTTAGCAGCAGCCTTGCCTTTTGCGGTGTAACTGTATTTCTTGCCTTTGACCATCGGCATAACAAAACTCCAAACAACGCGGAAGAGGGGCCGGGGGTCACGTCCCGACCCCTCTTCACACTACACCATCAACGCCTATTAGTTAGCGCCGATGCTAGACGAGGTTTCGATCCGCTGGAGCGAAGCCTCACGGAAACGGCTGTAACCAACGAGGTGGTACCAGCCAACCGTCTGGAAACGACGGAGCGAGTCGGTCACAGGACCGAACACAATCGACGGGTTGTCACCGAAACCAGGGGCACGGCTGGTCGCCTTAGCGAGAGCCTGCTTGCCACAGATAACGGTGTTGTAACCGTCGACGTTGGATGCGCCGTCGTTGGTGCCGTGGTCAATACGGGGCGTCTCAATGAAGTCCACGCCGCCGAACTGGCCGATGCTGCCCATACGGACGCCAGCGCCATCCTGACGGATCTGGTGCTGAATAACGTCGGTAACAGCGGTCAGCGCACGAAGGTCGAACGACACGTCCGGGTGAATGAAGCCGACGTAGAAGCCGCCGTCCATCGTCGGAGCCGAATCGCCACGAAGCCCAGCAACAGCCTTGCGAATCAACGCAGCCGTAATAGTGTCGCCAGCAGCAAGCTCGCCGGTAGCAGTAGCATCGCCACCGTAAGCAACGTTCGAGCCAGCAACCAGGACAGCCTGCACGATCTTGTCGATCGAGTTGCCCATGTTGTAGCCGATGATGTTTGCAGCATCAGCGTCAACGTTCAGGAACGAGGTGCCACGCAGCTTCGCAGTCGTAGTAACAGCGTTGCCGTACTCAGCAAGAGTAACGGTCACGGTGCTGTCGCCCAACTGAACGGCGGTGACGTCGGAACCTTCGGTCAGAGCACTGGTGATCTGAGCAAGGTCGTTGTAAATATTGAACTGAACAGAAGCGCCGTTGTGCGACTGGTTCGTAGACTTAACGTCTGCGACCATCTCAAACATCGGCTGGCTACGCAGCGCGAAATACGCAAGCTGTTCAAATGCAGCGGTATCAGAACCAACCTGACCGACTGCGGTAACGGAAGCAACGGGGTTTGCCATGAGTGGGATTCCTTCCCATCAGGCCCACCTCGGCTAAATCAAACTGCTGCGTTCCAAGTGTGGCCGTGTGCTTCCATCAATGCGCGAAGTTCAGCTTCGTCATTAGTCAAACGAATAAGCTCGTTCAAATCAGGGTTTGCAACAGGCCCGGCATCGTCAGCCGCCATCGCAATCCGCTGCTCAGCCCCATAATCAACTTGGGGTTGCTCCGCCTGTACCGGTTGTCCGGTAAGGCCCAGTTCGGCAGCTTCTGCACGAATAGCGTCCGCAGTCATCTCGCCGTCGTAGCCCCGCATGAAATACTGACCCTGCTTTGTGTTCGGGTCAACACCTGCATCTCGGAACGACAACTCACGCTGCAACTGCGCCAACTGTGCAACGGCTTCGTCTCCGGCCTTAGCCCGAGCTTCCATATCGCGTCGCCAGTTTGGCTTCGATTCTTGGCTAACAGAGTCCTCAGCCTCGGTAGGCATTTCATCTGTCATATGTCACTCACCTTTGATACGCGCCTACAACGGTGGAATGCAGACGGAAAATGGATGGAACAGCTCACCCCGCATGAGGGCCGATCCGTCAATAACAATACAGGTTCTGTTCTGTTTATGTCAAGTAGCCCGGCCAAGACCAGTTGCGCCAACTCCAGCCACCAAAGCGCCCATCTGACGACGGCCTCTCTGCTGACGTTGCTCACGCAAACGAGCAATGTCAGCCGTCGCCTCAGAATCCAACCCGAATTCTGCTGCCGCCAACTCAGAGGTTGTCACAGCCTGGTCTTCGCCCAACAGTTGCTGCGTCAACGCGCCCTGGCCTTGAAGCCGCTCAGTAATCTCCCGGCGTTGCACACCAAGGTCAGCAAGCCGTTCCGCCGTCTGTTGTTCTAGTCCGCCGCCCAGTGTTCCTACAGCCGCAGCGGAAAGCCCCGCAGCTTCCATCTGCAACCGCTGTTCAATAACGCTTGTGCCCCGGTCAGGGTCCAAGAAAAACGCTGTTAGCTCTCCAGGGCTTTCAACACCGATGCCGTACAGTTCTTGTAGCTGTGTTTGCAAGTTCGGGTCAACAGATCGTGCTGCGGTTGCAGCCATAGCTATCCGTTGCGTCATTTCGGCCTGCGACACGTCGTTGCCAATAAACGCCGCGAAGTCGTCAGGCGAGTCGTAAAACCCTTCAGGAATACCTGCGGTCACCATTGCTTGCCGATAGCTGCGTTCTAAGTTGATGTACTCAGCCGGTGAAATCGCTGGCAAACCTGCTTCTCGGCGCAGCTCCATACCCTTGAAGCGTTCCTGAAACCGTTCTGATTCCCGTAGGCGCAACACGACAGCTTCGGTAGACGACCCTTCGATCAGCATGTTGTACGCCTCGCTCGTCAAGTCCTCCAAGCCGTACTGCCTCAAAGTGTCTCGGATAATCTCAACAGCGTCGCGTGCTTCTTGCTGTTCCTGCGCCGTCAACGCAAGCTCGTCTTCCGTCACGCTCATAGGTCCGGTATCAGTCATTAGGCCACCTCACCAAACACTTTGCCAATCGAGAACGACAACGCCCTCGCAGATTCCTGACCCTGCGACGACTGCTGCCACTCATCCAAGCCGCGCACATACTTACGCACCTCGCCCAACGTCATCGGACGAGCCTCGCCAGTCCCCGTATTAGGAATAAACTCAATCACGTCACCAAACTCTTCGTACAGATCAACGTTCGGACGGTCCAGCATCCGTTCGATTTCGTACTTGTACGGCGCAAAATATTGCTCTGGCGTGATGCCAGCGTTTAACGAGTTCTCTAGTTGCGGGAACTTTGCCCCAGCCATCTCACGGAAGTACTGCTCGACACCCTCGCTTGTCTTTGTGCCGACGTAAACGTCCTCAGCAAACTGGGCTGCGTCGGCCTCGTTGATCGGCGTAAAGTACCGTTTCGCCATCGCAATAATCTCGTCACGAGCCGCAGCAAAACTAGACGCCGAAACCTCAGCAGCGTTAAACGAGTCCTCGGCAGCTAGCAGACCACGGATGTACTCGCTGTCGTTTTCTTCACCCATACGAGTGATCTGCTCAGCCAACCGACGGGCACGACCACTTTCCAACTCGAACCCAAGGAACTGCGCTTCTTCACGCAACACGTTAAGCACCGGTTCCAGGTACTCGGTCTTCTGAGGTTCAGACATGTCTGCGGTGAGCACGTCGTACTCCCGCATCTTGGCGTCAGTCTGTTTCCACCACTCGGTGTTCTTAATCAAGCCAGCAACACGGGTCGGTGCCGTAATGCCCTGCTCAACGATTACGTCAAGGATGTTCTTGACAGTTGCTGCGTTAGGGTCGTCGGCTGCGACTACCTGGCCGTCCGCAGTAAGACCGACTTGGAGGTCGCTGCGGTGCTTTTGAAGAAAGAACGCAAACCCGCCAAACTGGTTTGCGAGAAGTGCTTCGACCTCGGTTTGGTTGGCTTCGCGCATTTCGGCTGCGGTAAGCCGCGGCGCACCGCCGCCCCCGCCGCCCCCGCCGCCCCTGCGCACTGCTGCCAGCGCAGCGTTTACGGCAGCGTCGATCTGTTCTTGAACCGTCATTCCGGGACGCGTTGCCGTAGCCTGCATGAACTGGGCGCGTTGCGTTTCAGCATCAGCACCGACAAGCTCGGCAGGTTCCGCAGGTTGGGGACGGCCATCAACCAGCATCTCCCCAGCCCCCTCCGGGACAGGAGCAGGCTCACGTTCCATGCCGCCTAACCCACGAGGAGTTCTTAAAGCGCTCAACCCGCCTACAGAAGCCTGGTCAGAATCAGCCTGGTCAACCATCAACCCAGACTGATCGGATTGCATCGCGATATCTAGCAGTGTGACGCCAGCATCAGCAAGATCTTGACGTTCCTCAATGCTCATGTTGTTGTATTCGTCCTCCGTTGGGATCGGAGTACCGTCACGTTTGGTTGCCATTATCGTCCCCGAATCCCCAACGCCTGCATCAACACGCCAGCAGCACCAGCGTAATCCATCGCCTTCGCCTCCTCAGGAGCCTGCTCACGAGCAAACGCTTCAGCACGGGCGCCCACACTGATCCCAGTCGCACCCGAAGCCTGCAACCCGTGAATCATCTTTACAAAATCACGTTGTTCCTTAGGCGTAGCGCGGCGGCCAGTCACAGCCGAAGACGCCTGCTTCGCAGCAGCCGCCAACCCAACTGGATCAATGTAGCTAATTACACGCCCACCCTTTTGGGACTTTGCTTTCGCTTCCTGCATAACCGCCATAAGTTCTTCAGGCGACCGCTGCCCGCTTTCCTTCATCAACACATCAAGAAAGTCAGTGCCTAGGTTCATCTCGGCCTGTGCTGCTGCTAGACCAACCGCAGTGCTGACCTGCTGCACAAAGTACTTGTTGTTCAGTTCGCCGTTGTCGTCAAACATGTCGTTGATGTCGTCGTAAACCCCGACGTTAAACATGTCAATAGCCAGCAGTGCCTTGTCTTCAGCACTGAACCCGTCCAGCGCGTTTGCAAAGTCTGATGCAAACAACAGTTCGGGAGCTTCGCCGTACTCCAACCGAAACCCGCCACGGCCTTCCATCCGGACTTCTTCGATTGCTCGCACAGGATCGCCAAAGCCAATAAACGGACCAGTCACGGGGGTCGCAGAAGCAACCGCTTGTTCACGAGTCACTGTGAGAGTTGACTCGTTTCGCCATTTGTCTTCATAGTCACTCATGCGAAGAAACTCCGAACTAATGCGCCTTCCTCAATGAAAGACCCCACAACAATCATATCCCTAGAGAAGAAACGGTCGAAGATTTGTGAAAACTCCGGCCGGTCAGCCAGCAACTCTCGCTCTTCTTCGAAGAACAACAACAAATCAGTGTTGGAATCAGCCCGCAAGCTCAAATTGCCGCCCTGCGCCTCGCGCCGCACCAACTCGTCCTGCACAACAGTACGCAACTCCAAGTAATCCAACACGTGCCGGTACGACGGGCGGCTACGCATCCGCTCATCTTCAGCAACCGCAACAAACCCGTCAACAACGCGTTTCATCTTGGCTGAAGACGACCCAAAGTCGTTTAGCTCTTGCGCCCAAGCAGGGTACTCCTGAGCCAGCAACGTCATCTCGCGATCTCGGAACTCCTTGAGATCAGCCATCGTAGAATGATTCATGTGAGACGGCAGGCCAGCGTCCTCGCGACGTGACTGCTCGCCACGAACAACTTCTTGCAACTCGTTGTACTTCATCCAACCCAACTCGATCTGCGGGTCGGCAAGCGTGTCAAGCAACGGCTTGCGCTCACGACGCGTACTCGGATCAGACGGGCTGACCTGCATCTGCTGCTGACGCCGGTACACCGCCTGCGAGAACACAGCCTTCTCAGACATCGGGCCAACGCTGCCAGAAATGTACGCACCAATCTCAGGATGGGCTTGCGCCAAATCCTGCAACCGGATGTACTCGTTTTCGTTCACGACAGACGCAAACACGCCATCGTTCAACTCAGTCATCCGAGTCGTCAACGTAAAGAACTCTTCGCCATGCTCAGACAAGAACCGAGCGTTGCCCTCCATCGTCCCGTACTCTTGCTGCAAACGACGCGCTTCACGCATCAGTTCGTCATACGGCGACGCAACCGTTGTTGAAGAAGGCGAAAACAACCCTGTTCCGATGCGGAACAGATGGAACGTGCGGGCACGCTCGTTTGCGATTTCGATTGCTTCGTTAACGTCACCCAAATCAGTCGGGTCAATCGGATCGCCCGCAAGCTCTCTTTCAACCGCATAGTCAATAAACATCGACTGAACAACGCGCTCGTTGCGAGGCGAGCCAATCACCAAGTCACGTACCGACTGCGCGTAGCTAGGCAACTGGGCAGCAGTCAACCGGCCAATGAACCCTTCTTCGGGATGCCCGAACGGGAACAAGAACTCGGTGACCTCAACCAAATCAGGGTCACGCAACACAGCTTCACGCACCGGGATAGTCACCAACGGACCAAACCCTGGAGTCGTGGACTGCAACATCGTTGCCAACCCCTCCTTCGACATTTTGATTTCGCCGCCCATGTCGCGCACAACGTTAGGAGTCAGCAAGTTCTGCACTTTGGTCGGCATCAAACCCCAGATGCTTTCCACGTCGTTCTCGCCAGTCGGCGCAGCCGTAGGCCACTGGAACATCAAGTAATCGGTTTCGTCATCGCCGAACTCGACAGTGACTTCGGTAATGCCGAGAGCTTCAGCGTTCCAAGGCTTCTGATACAAGCGGAAAGTGTTTGCTACGAAATACGGGTTGTCGATAGCGATGCCAGCCCAACGCGAAAACACCTCAGCCCAAGCGTTGTAGAACGGCATCAAGTTCGACACTGCCTCGCCAAACTTGGTCTGCTCAGTCAGGTCGTACAACAACCGGCGTGTTTCGTCCAACGCAGACTTCTGAGCCTGCTTTTGGATAGTCATGATTGCGCGCTGGTTGACAACAGCGTTGCCCGCAGCGTCAATCTGCTTTGCCATCAACCGGTTAGCTTCGCGCTCGTACACCGCTTGGAAATACGGGTTACGAGCAATGTTGTCAGTGACCTGGGTGCCCAGCAGATCAAACGCGTAATCGCTCTTCCGGCGGATGTAATCAAACACCCCGTTGCCTCTAGGCGAGTTGTCAGGAGCCAACGTGACCCCGAACCCTGCGTGGCGTGACTGAACGTCAGCAACAAGATCAGGTATCTTCTTATCGGGATCGACTTTCTGTAGCTTCGCTTCAATCTTCTGCCAGCTCAACTCGCCGCCGTTAGCAACTTCCTCACGCAACTCACGGAAAACGCCGTCAGCGTAAGCAGCAGGCAACAGGTTTTCGTAGTTCTGAACCAACGCCTCCGCTGCCAGCGGCAAATCTTCATCAGGCAAAATGCCCATGCGGCGGCGCAACGCTTCGTTTTCCCTCAAGTGTCCAGCAAGCCTGGCTTGACGATCGCTAAGCGCTTCGTTTGACCAAACAATGTCGTAGAACTCGCGGAACTCCTTGCTGCCGCCTGGAGTAAAAATGTCCGCAGCACGAGCAAACTGCGACGCAAACTCGTCTTTCGTGCCCTGCCCATACCGGTACTGCTTGAACCCCTTGTAGAACTGCTCCAGTTCCCTAGACGCAGTGCCATGCACAGAACGCGTGGTTGCTTCTACAGAGTTCTTGCTAGACACCTGACGGCGGGTCTGCTCAATAGCGCGACGCTCATCACCGTATGCGCTAGTCAGCCGGTAATTGCTGACCGACAGATGCGGCACACCCGAGTCAATCATTATCTTGTCGGCTTGATCCAGAAGGTTCGTGGCCTTCTGCATTTTCTCAAACTTCTCAACGTCGTCCAGAACAACCCGACCCTTGCGGATCATGTTGGCTGCCGCGTCAATCTGAACAGAACGGACGCCTGCGCTGAGATTGTCAGAAAACTCCAACGCCTCTTCCATCAACGAACGCCCTTCTCTTTGAAGAGCCTGGCCGACCGTTCGCTTGGCGTTGATTTCGGCAACCTGCAACATGCGGCGACGACGCGAGTAATGCGAAATTCCCGCATACGTCACACCCACAAACGGGTTCACAACAAGACCGACACCAGCACTCTTCAACGCAGAGTTTGCAGCGCGCCGGTTCTTGTTCTGGGCCATTGCTTCGTTAATAAGCTCGCGATAAACGCCCTTCAACCACTTATCAGGGGCCTTGACTTGCTTCTGCACCGCTTCAAGCGCATCAGCAACCGTTGCGAAAGAACCTTCTTCCTGACCCAGCTTTTTCGCAATCGCATTTGTAATGTGATCTAGATCCTGCGTGTTCTCCAACGCCTGCGGGGCCTTGCGAGTCAACGCTTTCGCCGCATAGGTACGCGACAAATTAGGCATGTTCTTCATCAACATGCCCAGACCCTCAATACCGCCCAACGTGCCAGCGATACGAAGCTGCTCATCCAAACTGACCCGCATCGGCCACTTCGGCGTCAGCAACACCATCGGCTTCCACACGTTCATAGACGCGTCAGCCCCACGCTGCCCCGCTTTGTAACCAGCCCGGACAGCCTCCAACGGCGTAGACACGTAACCAGGCAGCCGACTCATGCGGTCAAGCCGGTTCAACTCGGCAGTCACCAAGTCCCAACGAGGCAACACCCGAGTCGTGCCAATCTGCGAAGGCGACATCATCTTGTCGTAGGAAATAACTGCCGTCTCGCCACCTTCACGAATAATCTGGGTAGTTCCACCCGGCAAAATGTTCAAAGCATTTTCGGTTATGTGCCGGTCTTTGATGCCGTTAGCCTCAGCCAACGCTTCTTCCAGACTATTAAAGTTTACCTTGAACTCTTTGGCAGTCTCGTCAAACTTCGTAACAAGCGCCTCAACAGTCTCGTCAAAGATCTGCAACGCAACGCCGTACGCACCATCTTGTACCAGCCCTCGTTCAAGCTGCTGCTGAAAACGGCCAAGAGTCGTGCCAATCTCTTCCTGAGAAATCAACCGACTCTTCGGCTCGCCTTTTGGCGTAGGCAACTCAACTTCGCCAGCCTGCCGCAACATGCGCTCAAACTGAGAATACGCATTCGGGTCGCGCGTGTCCAACGTAGTCTGCGGCAACTTTGACGTGTAAATCTTGAACCGCTTGCTGCCACGCCCAATAACACGAGGAACCAAACGCTCCTCTACGTGCAAGCCAGTAATGCTGTTGCGGGCATACTCACGGTTGCGTTGCAGCAGCCGCTGAAGCGGCGACGCATACGGCAACTCGTCCATAACCGGCAGTGCCTTGTTAACCGACGCTAGCAACGGGTCCGTACGGACCAGTATCTGATTAAGCGCCATGACCGTCAGCGCTGTGTCTTCAACCGTCTGGAACGACAAGTTAAAGTTGTCGTTCAAATCAAACTGGCCGTACCCGCCAACAACGCCACGGTTCTGAGCGTTTTGCAAAGCCACGTTTAAATCAAACATTGCTTCAAACGGGATGTCTGCTACCGCAGTGTTGAAGTCAACAACCTCAGGCAGCAGTTGGTCTTTACGTGCTTCAAGACGAGCACGCTCATCCGCAGGCATCTTCTTCTTGTCAGGCTTAACAGCGTCGTCAGCCAACCGCCTCAAAATTGATTCATGCTCAATAACCTTCGGCATGAAGTTCGTGTCGTTGAGGTACGGCATTAGATTCTGAGCAAGCTGCCTAGCCTCAGCAACAGCACTCACGTCACCGGCAACGCCACGCATCATAAGATTGCGCGCCTTAGCGGTCTGGCCTTGAGCAACCGCTGAAATTGCTTCTTGCGGCATCTTTGGGAATGCGCTTCTAACAGCGGCATACCGGAGCGCAACAGCTTCGTCGGTTATCCCGGCGTACTTGGCATCATCAAGAACGCCGACAACCGCTTGGCCGTTACCGCCAATACCGCCGTTTAGTTCTTTCCACTGGTTAGTTTCAAGAAACTGATAGATGCTTTGCCGCTGCCACTCTTCAACCATCCCGCCGTGGTTGCTTGACCCAGGCTGACCCCACGCCCGACGAGCCGCATCGGGGTTAGCACCAATAACTTGTGCAGGATCATAACCAGCACGATGAGCAGGAGAACGAGGACTGCGTCTACCAATTTCGTAAACACGCGTGCCCGAACCAATCGTGGCAGCAGCACCGCGACGGCCAATAACTGTGCCGCCAACAGAAACAGCACCGGTACCCTTAACCGCTTTAGCTGCGCCTCCCGTTGCCCACGACACAGGGTCAAGGAACTCCTGCACAAAGTCAGCAGTGCCCGACAAAAGGTTAAACACGGGGTCTTGCCGAAGAGCGTTAAACTCGTTTTCGTTAAACGGGTCAACGTCTCTGTTCATTTCAAACGCTGCCATCGACTGCCCAAACGTGCGAGCGTCGTTGACTTCCCATGCTTTGCTGTACGTGTCAAAGTCCAAGAGTGCGCTAGCGCCGTTAGCTGTTGCTGCGTTCAAAACCGTAAACGCTGTGCCAAGCGGCCGGTCAACAACTTCGTCGATAACCCACTGCCACGCATCAAGCGTGGGAGTAATGATCGCACGGGACGCACGGACCTCTTCAGGCAACGCCCCGATCAAAGAGCCGCCAACGCCTTCAGGCCCGAACGCGCCTTGAAGCGACTTGCCCATCAAGTCTTCAAGAACCGAACCGTAAAGAATCTCAGCAGCTTCGCCAGGGTCGCCTTGGAACAGTTCGCTGGCTGCTTTGCCACTGTCTAAAATGAAGTCAACGCCGCCTTCACCAATATCAGTAAGGCCGTTCCAAATGCCTTTTAGCATCGTTACATCTGCTCACTAACAGGATTCATGCTTGCAAAATCGTTTACATCGCCAACAAACGACTTCAACCTGCGCACCGTGTTACGCAAATGCGGGCTAGCGCCAGGCACCGACGCAAGCGGTTCCAACGCAACCAACGCACGCATAGCGTCAAACCTGCGCTGCGGGTTTGCGACGTTTGCCATGCCTGCTGAATCAATCTGAGTAGTTACTGTTTCGTTAGGCCGATCAGACGCGCGATTAAACGGCATTTGGCCCGGACGTTGCCGGGGCACGCTCGGCTGCTCCATCTGCGGCAACGAAATAATCCGCTGCGCTTCTTCCTGCTTCTGAGCCTGCCCATACTGCTGGCCCTGAGCAGTCTGCACCTTTTGACCTTTGCCGCCACGTGGCATCAGAGCGCTCCTAGCAATGCACGAAGATCAGGCGGACCAGCGGGCGCACCGCCCCCAGCCTCAGCGCCAGCACCCGGCTGCGCGATACCCGGCTGAGCCTCAGGCGCCCCAGGCTCAACCTGCTCAGCCTGACGTTCCTGCGCTTCGCGCTGCACACGAGTTACCGCTTCAGCCAAGTCGGCCTGATCGTTCTTGACTAACTCCATAATGCGAGCAAGGTCACTAGGCGGCAACGCACCCTGCGCTGCCTGCTGCTGCAACCCAGACAACAACGATTCTTCCAACTGCTCAGCCACAACCGAGTCGCGTTCCTTTTCGACATCCTCAACAAGCGGGTCGATCCGCATAAACGCTTCTTTAGACATCGTGCCCATCGCTAGACGCTGCCCGCCAGCAATCACAAGGTTGTTAATGTCTGCGCCAGCCTGCGAATACGACACCACGTTGTCGTCGGTGGTGAAGTGCTTGTTCGGCGTGTAGTCGACCTTGCCTTTCACCTTGCCCATCGACACATAGAACGACCGAGGCTTGTTACCGGCATACGCCTTGCACTGAGCAATCGCGATCCGGTTCTCTTCCTCAAGGGCGCGAGCAAGTGTCTTCTGCGTTTCTTGCACCGTGAAGTCGACAACAGCGGACAGGACAGCGTCGCCACGACGACCCGTCCGAATGTTCGACGTCGACTCGCCGCCAAACTCGGCAGGGATGCCAGCGGTCAGACGCTGTGCCCGCTCCAACCGGTCAATCGCCGGGTTCGTCATAAACCCTGGCTGCATCTGCATGTCGCGCAACTGCCCGCCACGCACCACGCCAACTTCGCCAGTCAAACCATTAGCGGTGTTGACGATCTTGGGCTGCTCCCCGGCGTTGCCAACAAGCCAAGTGTCAGGGAACACGCCCTTCTGGACAGCCAGCACCTCAAGCGCCATCAACTTAGCTTGCTGCTGGTACATGCCAAGAATGCCGTCAAACTGGCCTCGGGACTCATCTAGCGAAATTCGGCTAGACACCACAACCGGGCACCGACCAATAAGATTTGGAACACGTTCTAGTTCTGCGATGACCGGCGTTTCGTTGGTGCTGCCGTAACCAGTCGTTGCCGGGTTGCGGACAGCGACCAACACCGTTTCTTCGTGGTCGGTGTACTCAATCAATTCAATCGGACGATCAGTGTCGTACGGCGCTTCGTTAACGCCGCCAGCAAACCGCAACGCCGTCTCTGGATAAACGCTGCGGATATAACCAAACGACTTTTCGTAGCCGAACACGCAGTCGGCCGGAGACATGTCGTCCACGCCCCGCAAGTTCGACGGATACGCCGTCAGCGGGTCACGGCAATGCCACGTAGGCACCCCTCTTTTAGGGTCAAACCGCAACTGGGTCACTGTTTGCGAATAACCAATCAGGTGACGGGCACGCTTCGCTAGCTGAAGGTCAAGCATCGAATTCTGCCACCAACCAAACATGGCCTTGCGGCGAATCTGCGCGTGCTTACGAGCTTGCTTCGACGTGTCGTCAGCAGGCGGGCACACAATGTCAGGCAATACCGACGCGACACGCATAGCAGTCTGGTCCAAGCCTTGAGCGAGAAGGTTGGCAACCGCCGTAGATTCAGTCGTGTCAATTTCGGGCAACGGCACTAACACATCGCCGTTGTAATGGTCACGGATATGACGCATCCGCGACTTAACGCCCGCATGATTTTGCGTACGGCTATAGTACAGATCAACAATGTCCTCAGCGGACTTCATACGTGCGCATCTCCAGAAATCCACGACGGGCGCCACTGCCGTACCGTCTCAACAGATGGAGTGTATATCTTTTCAAGATTGTGCTCCATAAACCATTGTGCCATAACACAGTCATCCGTGCGAGAACCAGTCCCCTCAGGGTTCCACTTTGTGACTTCGTTAACGAGCAATAACGAATGCGGGCGCGCAGCAGTCTGTTGTTTCCCCGGCAACCGCACCCGCCCGGCCCGATACAACGGACCCAACATTTGCACCCCGTACTTAGGGTCACCTTTGTTTTTGGAATGCGTGTAATGCGGGACTAGCTCGACATTTCTTTGCGACGCCCACCTACGAAAATGGTCGTACTGAAGAATAAACTTTTGCGCCGCGTTTGCTTCCACAATCCAGTACTGGATCGGGTGCCCCATATCGTTTGATATCTGCCACCAATCCTCGGCGACGCCCGTAAACGTTTGAAATTCATGGTTCCAGTCTAAGAACGACGGCGCGTCCATTTTGCGCCGGTACGACTCCAACAAATACCGGTACTCTGTTTCTTCAACATAAGCCCAACATTGCAAAGCCCAAAAGTTTGACGGGCTGGGGTCAGCCGAAGCAATGATGACAGGATCAGACGGCAAATACGGCGGCAACTCCCACAAGTCACGATCGTTGTCCCAACACCCAACGTGGCTTATGCCTTCACGGCCTTCGCCGCCCGACACCCAAACCGGGTCAACCAAAACCGTCGACGGATCAGAGTCTTCCTGCTGATACAAAATTTCGTACCGGTCAGGCGTCTGCGCTTTAATGTGCCGAATTTTTTTCCAAGGCAAACGACGCGGATACAACAGGCACCCATCAGGCCACGGCTTTGCATGGACGCTGTGGTCCCCGTTGCAGTTCTCCTCGTAATGCACCTTGTACTTCAAATGATGGTACTTAGATTCTACGTCAGTGGGGGAGGGTGTTTCACAAGGCAAGGAGGAAGCCTGTTCTGGGATCTCCCCAGACACCATGCCCTCCCCCACAAGCTCAAGATTGTCCTCGTCTAGTGGAGCTTTCTTATCTAACGCATACCGGTAAATATCGTCAGACGACATGCGCTGACCATTTAAGACTAACAGGCCGCCAGGTTCCAGTCGCGTCTCAGCTACCTCATCCCACCAGCGGTACATGTCGCTACGAGACTCCGAGTTACGCATTTTGCGCGGGTCCCAAACGTCGTCCCAAATAACAAGATCAAACCGGCCGCCCAGAAAGCCAGAGTCCATACCGAACGCCGACCACGTAGGTTCCTTCTGCGAAAGAGGCTGATCGTCAGGCTGCAAAATGGTAAACGCTTCAGCCCGCCAAATTTCTTTAGCGTCTGGTTTAAACGCGCCAAAGTCCTGCTGCATTGTGCGGGTAGCGTCGACAGCGATACCGATCTTCTGATCGTTAAGTTCAGCACGAGCCACATGCTCACGTTCAAACTCTGCCCGCAAACGGCGGCTGTACCACTCGGCAAGGCGTTGCGTAGACGAACCCATCATGCCTCGCAAAGCACGGTTCCGCACAGTCGCCCACGCTGGAAGCACCTTTGCAAAAAACGTAGATTTGCCGGACCCCGGAGGCGCGTTGATAACGATGTATTCTTCGTCGAAGGTGTTAAGGAGTTCGTTTACTTTCTCGGTCGCTTCGATCTGCCAAGGTTGAAGAATGATCCCGAAGTAGCGGAGCGCAAACGCTTCGATGTTGTCAAACGCTTCTTGCGCGTCTGGTTCTAGCTGTTCATACGTCGGAATTTTTGATACACCAATTTTGTCTACTTGCTCTTTGGCTTGCACCCAAGACCGGGTAGACGTCCGGCCTGATTCGTTGTCAC